GGGCTGGTCTTTCGTGTGCGTTTAAACCACACGACGCCAAAGCGGCGACCGGCGTTGCCTGCTTGATCGTTTGCTCGATCTATCCAGTGCGACAGTTGGCCCGAATACGACGAGTAGTTCTTCACGTCGATGCTCGGCCATTCGATGATCGGCACGAACAGATCGCCACGATCATCGAATGCGCCTGCGGGGATGCGCTGAGCGTTGACGCCAAGCGTTGCGAGGTATTCGACGACGGCACGCTCTGCTTCTGAGCCTTTGCGCTTCTGAGGGCTCGTCATGGTCGACCCTCAGAGATCAGCCAGACCCACGACATCATCACGACGACGAGCACGATGACTGCTGCAGGTGCGAGCCAGTCGGGCTTCATCGCTTGACCGGCCATGCCCACACAGCGAACGCAGCTGCTGCACACAACACAGTCAACGCAAACATCGGAAACAACAGATCAGACTGCGCGATCATTTCGACTGGCTTCGGCAGCAATGCAACAGCGAGCACTGCGATGGTGACCTGCACTGCTGGTCGCGATGTCACATGTGCTCGACGGTGATACATAGCGCGCTTCATGCCGCACCGTCCGGCGTTGATGTTGACCAGGAGGTCGCTGGATGCGAGAGCCGTGCGCAGCGGTGGCGTTGAATCTCGTGGAGACGTTGCTCGGCAGTGCCGAAGGCAGCGACGAGTCCACACGATGGACATCTTACGATCGTCATGCTGGTGGCTCCCTTGTGGTGAATGGCTTGCTGGTGTGACAAGGTACACATCGCCTTTGGATACGTCAAGAGGCTTTTAAAGGGCCCTGTGTGGCTCTGTGAGACCCTCGCAGGCTAGGCGGGGGTAGTCGCCTCATAACGCAGAAGATCCCCCGCCGTGGCCTATTGGCACTAGCGGGGGATCTTCGCAGACCGGCTCAGTTTGGTGATGCGTGCTCAGGCCTTGAAGGTCTGGTCGCGTCCATTCGCCTCAGCAGGGGAAGGCGTGATCGAGCCGGGGATCTTGCTCAGACGATCTCTGAGCCAGGAGGGATTGAGGCGTTGGCTGGTCCAGCGATGATTGATGGCGTGCCCTTGTCGCCGATGCCAGCCGAAGCGATTGAGCTCAGAAGACTGAGCACGCCAGCAGTGGCGGCGGTGCCAGCGATGGCTTGCCAGTCAGCGGTGAACCAGTCGAAGGTCGTCGCAGCGATCACGGCGATGAGTGCCTGGGCGACTGTCTTGATTGCGCGCTCGGCGGCTGACTTCCAGAAAGATGAGGTGAACATGGTCATGGCTCCTGTGGGGATTGAGTGAGAACGGTGAAGGGTTCGCAGACTGAGGTTGAGTGCAGCGCAGCTGCATAGAGCGACATCTGCACTCGAGCTGCTGGGTCTCCGCTGGTTGAGGCCAGTGAGCCGAGGGCGAGGTGGTCGCCACAGCCGATGGCTTCGTAGCCGAGCATGGATCTGCCGACGTGATAGTCCTCGTCGATGCAGTAGAGAGCGCCCCGGTAGCCGACTAGAAACACTCCCCCGCTGTCTTCGCTGTCGCTGCTTTTGGCGAAGCCGCCCTGGTGGAAGAGTTTGCGGCAGGCGTCGACGAACACGGTGCACATGTGGCTCATGTCGTCGTCGCATATTTGCTTGGGCACCTTGAGTCGGTACTGCAGCAGCTGTCCCATGCGGAACGAGTCGCAGTAGCCGATCAGATACTCACCAACGATGAAGACCTTCGGCTCGGTGTAGCGGGTGATGCGGGTGTCTTCGACTGCAGCGGCGTCGCCGCCGATGGTGACGGTGCCGTCATGCTCAAGGCCGACGATGCAAGTCACCGTTCAGCCCTCCACAGGTAGGCGTTGCGTAGATGCACGAGCAGCCACACGCAGGCGAGCACGGTGAACGCTGGTCGATACGTGGGCCCGAGGATTGAGTAGGCGAGAAAGGGCAGGCCGGTGAGTGATGCGGTCAGGCACCATCCCCACCAGATACGACGCTCGATGACGAGCGCGTAGACGGCGAGGCCAGCCAGATCGCAGGCGAGGATGAGCCACGTCCATGCCTGCTCACTCATCCTCAAGCTCGTCGAGGAACTCTGCCAGTGATTCGTCAATGGCTTCGTCGGTGGCGTCAGACCACACGGCATACAGACAGTCGGCATAGCCAGCAAGGTCAACGATCGAGTCACGCACCATGTCGGCGGTGAACTGCTGGTCGAGTGCGTTGCCGATGCGTGAGAGCTTCACTGCGAGCATGAAGGCGACAGCCTCAGGCACGCTAAGAGCGACGCCTGTGATGGCTTCAAAGATCTCAGCGGTGCGGCCGTAGTCGATGCTTGGGTGGTTGTAGAGAGCACCACGGTTGCCGTGCACTAGGCGGTCGGCTTCGGCGGTGACTGAATCCCAGAGCGGTCCTAGTTGAGTGTCCACGATTGCCTCCCTGCAGGCGGTGGTTAACGGTTGCGGTAGAGCGCTGGATCAATCGTCGCTGCAGCAGTTGCAGGATCAATCGGCCAGCCAGCAGCGGCGAGACTGTCGAACACCTGGTCAGGTGTGTCGATGAGGTCGGCGAAGTTCACGATTGTGACCGTCACGTTCGGAGCGTCGGCGAGAATGCTGCGAGCCTTTGCGAGCGTTTCGTATTGTGCCGGATTGGTTTTAAGTCCGAACGCACGGGTGAACGATGCTTCGCTCTGTGATCGTGGTCGTTCGGTAACGATGATCGCGATCGGGTCGGTTCCTGTCCCGTTGAGGAACGCTTCAGGTTGCGCTTTCATGACTGATTCGTCGGGTGTGTCGGCGATCCAGTCGGTGATCGGTGCGACCATTCGTCCGTGACTGAAGTATCCGGCAGGATTTGGGTCGTAGGAGGAGTCAACTTCTCGGGATCGGATGATTGCTTCAACATCTGAGTTGACGTATGGAACGAGTGTTGAAGATTCGGCGATGGCGCGAACGAGAGCCGATGTTCCTGTTCGATGTAATCCGCAGACGATGTAGCGCATCACTTCACCGCCACAAGAATGGAGCGCGTGTCACCAGTTGGCGAGGGGGGTGAGATGATTCCGTACCAGTAGAAACTTGACGATCGAGTTCCGGTTGAGCCTGCCGCCGACAAAGTTTGCTTGGCGATAATCATCCGGTTATCTGCGAGTGAGGTGGATGTCAGCACCGAAGTCATTCCTGTTGGTACCGTTGCGCTCTTCGCTCCACTACTTCCACTGTTTACTGGAGCCGTAGCAATGAATAGAAGAACGTCATTGGTTGCGGTTGTTGTCACCGCGTTGGCCGTCGCTATTGAGGTCGTTGAAGTTTGGAATGCTGAACCAACTGAGTCAAACGCTGATGCTCCGGAGATGGCGACGATTCCTACTGACGCCGAGTACCAGTTGTTCGCTCCTGTAAAGTCATACGTCGCCGGTTCTGATGCTCCTGCAACCTTCGTCCAATAGGTGATGCGCTTGTTTGTGTACGTTCCAAATACCTCGGTCGCGCGCTGTGTCCAACCCGCCGGAGGAGAATGACTGCTGCCACCTTTCGGGTTGAAGATCTGAGAGTAAACCATTACAAGAAGATCACCGGACGCAACCCCGGCAGGTTTAGTTATTGAGAAACTATCGCTATAGGGTTCAAGGTAAGACGACGAACGAACAGCGGGCCCACCACCACCGCCACCTGTGGGTGGTGTGTAGACGCCACCCACTCGACCAACTGTGAGTTTGCGACCCGTGAAGGGTCGAATCCCAGCCATCAGATACCTTGTGAAAGAACGTTCACCGAGCAGGTCGAAGCGGTGACGATGCCATAGAGAACTTCACCACGGTCAAGGTCAATCGACAATGTCCCAGCCGCTGCAAGCGGGAAACCTGTGGAGGTGGTGACGCCTGCAGCGCCGACGTAGACGGTGGCTGCGCCTGCGTTGTAAAGAGCGACGGTGAAGCGTGGAAGTTGATCGGTTTCGGTAACGGTCAGCAAGGTTGCTGAGGTGCCAACAGAAACGACTGCTGCTGAGACTGCCATTGGTGGTGCCTTTCAGTAAACGTGTGAGAGAAACTTGGTGAGGCTGACGCCTTCGTAGCGGCGGCAGAGATAGTCAAGACTGACGAACATGGGGTCGTAGCTGCCGTCTTCGACCTGATGCTTGACGATGAGGCCACGCCAGTGAGCGTTGCCCTGCGGGCCTTTGTAGTCCTCGTCGTGCAGGTAGCAAGCGCCAGCAATGAGACCGTGGTGGCTTCGACCGGCCACGAATCTGATGGCGTAGTCAAGCGTTTGTTGGTGACCCATTGTGAAGGTGTGGCCGATCTGCTTGAGTCGACCTGCCGCTGCGCCGCCCAGCGGGCGGCCACTCATTGGCTGAACATAAACGTGGCAGTAGCCGACACCATCAATGAACACTGGCTCGAGGTAGCGATGTACCTGCCAGCCGTGCGCTGCGTAGTTGAGATCGTCGGTGGAGATGAGGCCGTGCAGCTTGGGGTCGTCATTGTTTGCCCTGTTGATGCGGTCCTCATGGTTGCCGAGCGTCAGATGCAGCTCGGGTTTGTAGAGCTTGTCTTTGATCTTGCGCTGGTGATCGTTGAAACGCTCAAGCGGTGCGCACAGGATGTCGAAGGCTTCGTTGGCAGCTTCGATGTCATCGGTGTATCGGCGACCTTCAAAGGATCGTTTGCCGACGTCGTAACTAGAGAGGCTTGGCATGTCAGCGTGATCGCCAAGGTGCACGACTACGTCGGGCTTGCGCTCGATGATGTAGGCACCGATCCACTCAAGGTGGACTGTTGGCACTCCTGGCTTGGCTTGCGTGTCAGGAATGACTAGGTGCGTGCGCGTTGAATCAGACATGCAATCGCCCGTCTGTCGAGGGAAAGAACTACCAGCGCCGCTTGGCTTTGTGATGCACAAACTCGTGGCGTTGCAGGTTGTCGGCAACGTCTTCGACCTTGTGGTCAATGTCTTTAACGGTGCTCATCACTTCGTCGAAACGTTCGCTGCTCGAGCGAAGATTGTGGTCGTGCTGGTCACGGTTCTCGGTGCGCAGCTTCATAATCTGCACAACTAGTGTTGTGATGGCACCGAGCACAAGAGAGATGCCGGTGAGGATTGCGACCCATTCAGCAGCGCCAAAGCCAGGACTGTCGCTGATAGCCGTCGAGGCTTGAGCGAGCATGGCGTTACTTCTTGGAAGCGTTGATTGAAGGCACGAGACC